TAAAAAGCAGGAGATTGCAGAAAGTAATTTACTGCCGCTTGAAAAACGCAATGCGTTAGAAGAGGCTTTATTTGCCTTTAAGCAGAAAAATATAGATATTGATCGGCGGCAGGCAGAAGAAAGAGACAATGCGCTGAAAAGTTTGGCAGAAGAAGAAAAAGCGCGTCAAGAACTTCTTCAGAAACAGCTTGAGGCTGATCCCGGTTATCAAATGAAGCAACAGCTTGAAGAGTTGGTCAAGCTTGAAAATCAAGTTGCTGCAGGTGCTCAAGCAATTAGCAATGCATTTGCAAATTAGTTCCGTTCACTGATTACAGGAGCAAAATCAGGTGAAGAAGCATTGGCTGACATGATGTCGGCCGTTGCTGAGCACTTCCTTGAGATGGCGACAAAAATCATTGCTCAGCAGCTTGCAATGATTTTGTACGGAACTATCATGAAAGCGCTTGGCGTTTCAATGCCCAAGGGGCCTGGTTTTGGCGGCCCAAATCTTAATGTTTCCGATTCAAGTCCTTTTGATCTAGATAAAAGCTTTTTCGCCGAAGGTGGTTTTGTTAACAAGCCGACCAATGCAATCATTGGCGAAGGCTCTGAGCCGGAATACGTTATTCCTGAAAGCAAAATGAAGGAAAGCATGATGCGCTATTCGCGTGGTGCTCGCGGCAATTCTGTTATTCCCGAAAGCGGTGAAGGCGGCGCCAGTGGCGAAGGTAGCGGAACAGCAGTTGCCGCACCAATCGACGTGCGTTATAGCGTGGAACGCATCAACAATGTTGATTATGTCACCGCTGATCAATTCCAAGCCGGTATGAGGCAAGCGGCTCAACAAGGTGCTAAACAGGGTGAGCAGCAAACTTTACGGCGCTTACAGATGAGTAGCAGCACGCGCAGGAGGCTTGGGGTGTGACAACGCTTGCAGTTGCAAATTTTGTTCGTCTTGCGCCACGAAGCGAAAGCGGTGATCCGGCCAGCAACAATTATGGGAACTACAGCACTCCGCTTTATGCGTTCCAGAACTTCTACATAAAGCAAAGCGTTAGTTTTGATTCAATCTCTCATGTATTTTTGCCTTTTGGATTTAGCGGTGTCACGGTAAACCGAAGCGGAGATGGTACAGACGCAAGCCTAGTCTTCCCCAATAACGAGTTAAGTAAAAGCTGGATTGACGCAGCCATAAAAGGCCGCTGGTTCGTTGACGTTGATGTCGTTCTAGTTGACCCTGATAATCCCGGCGGTTCAACGACCAAAGTGCATAGCTATGCGGGCCAAACATCCGGTGGCCGCTGGGACCAAACAACTGTAAGCATCGGCGTCAACACCATTTTGGATGCTGTCGGAGCTGACGTACCACGTCGTCACCTTACCCAAAATCTTGTTGGGCACTTGCCTGTCACGAGTAATGTCCAGCTGCGCTGATTTAATAGGAATGCCGTTTGAGCTAGGCGCGGACGGCACCAACGGAAAAATCGATTGCATACATCTGTGCTACCAAGCACTGGAACGCATCGGCATTGAACCGCCTCCGTTCAAAGCATCCTGGTACGGAGCTAATAAGCATCATGTACTTCGTGATCTTTTGAGATGGGGCAAGCGTATTAACGCTCCTGAGTATGATGGAGACATCCTGCTGCTACCGCAGCAAAGTTGGGCATTTGCGGTCACATGGGACAACGGAATCCTTTACATCAACCAGCAAACGCAAAAGGTGGCGTGGTCGTTGGCCCATATGTTTATGACGCCCCACTGCTTCCGTACGAAAAACAGTTAATAGCCACAATTGGATGCTCAGAACAGGAGTACCGCTGGTTTGTCACTGAAGCTATAAAGCGCGGTAATACGCGCCCCGCCGGTTATGAGAACATTCCAGACATTAGGAATGACGCCGGTTTAACGGTTGCAATTGTCAGTCTTGTTGTTGGGCTTGCTTCTACTGCGGTTAGTTACTTATTAACACCTAAACCTAGGGCTCCCAGAGCGGTAGAGAATCAGAGAACACAACAGCAGCTTGATAGTATTCGAGGCGGCAACCGTTTTGTACCGTCATCTGGTTTTGACACTACAGCCCAGCTGGCAGATTACAACTCGGTTATACCAATCATCTTTGGTTTATATAACGAAACAGAGAATGCTGGTGGAATTTTAGTTTCACCACGTCTTGTGTGGTCACGCATGTTCAGTTATGGCCGGCAGCAATCTGCAAAGTTGATGTTTGTTGTTGGCGAGCAAGGTAAAGCGGATGCTATCGGTCCAGACGGTCTGACTGAGCCTGATCTTTCTGGCATATTTATAGGCAACAATGCGCTTGATTCGGTCTATTCGCAAAGCTTTGCGTTTTACTGGAAACGAAACACTACTGCATCAGGCTTTTCGCGTATTAGACAAATCAATTTAAAAGCAGGAACTAGCGGCACGCTTGAGTCTGCCGATCCAAATAACGGCTTAAGTGCTGCTCTTGACGACGTGTTTTTGTGCCCCACGCGAGTAGGGGAATTGCAACCGGGATTCTGTCACGCCTATACACCAACAAACAGTGCTAATTTTGGTGTTTACGCTCCAATTCCAAATGGATCGGTATATCGAGTTAATTGGCGAAACGTCTCTATTCCTAACGAAGAGGACCCTGAAAGAAGACTTAAATTTGAGCGGGAGAAGATTTCTGGTAGCACCAGAATGGAGGGCGTGGGGCGAAATTATAGCCGCCGCATGGGTATTGTTGCTTATCACGGCAGTGGAGCACGTGTTTTTGATAACAATTTTCGCCAAGAATACGAAGTAACTGTAGGCGATGAGATTGACTTTTTGATCAGCAACACTAAAATACCATCAGATTTTTATGAAAATAAAGCTACAGTTGAAGACATAAACAGCGAAATCGAGTCGCAACAAATTGCAGTCGACGATGAGATGCAGATTGGTGAGTTGTACTCAATTGGTGCAACTGTGTGGCAGGTAATTGGCCGTGAGATAGACATTTTCATCCCAGGCGATGGACGCAGTCAGCGCATAAGGCTGAAATGCACTAGCACTGAGGACGCACTGTTCAAACGGATTGGCATTGTTAAAGAAAACACTGTAGTAAATCCTCCCAATGGGTATGTAAATGATGATTTGGCTGGTGTAGGCGCAGGTTTTTACGCGCTAACAAAAATCTCCCGAGCAACTATTAGGAATAACCGTCGTTGCGACGTTACAGAAATTGGCATTGCAAGTACCGTTTACCAACAGCTAAATGGACTTTGCAATTTCCAAAGCTTGCTATCTCCTGATGAGCTTGAAGACGCTGATGCTAATTCAGTAAGCGTTATATCTGGAACGATTAGTTCTTATGTAGCGCGTTCATCTTATTTTGCTGTTTATGTACGCCGTGCTGGATTGGACAGTAATGGGGCTGAGTTTAATTTTGCTCCGCTTGATCTGCTGTTCGCCGTTACCGGCAACAAACCTGTTACTCAATACAACTTTATTCGCTTTTACCACCCCAATGCGCCTGCAGAATTTGAGTACAGAATTGTACCAAGAACGGCTGCTGAATTACGTAATATGTCGGGTGAACAACGTGTTATTCAATTAGACGCTGGAAGTAAAAACACTTACAGCACAAGCGTTTCCGTGGGTTCTTACGGTACGTTCCGAGTTCTTACGCAAGGCAGAGAGCGTCTAAAAGACGAGCTTACAAGAAACAAAGAGTTTTACCAAAACGTTGAAGAAAGAAGAACAACACGTACCACGCTTTATCCAACTGCAATTGGAGTTAAAACTTTGCTGCCGGACACCCAACCGGACAGCTCGACGTTTGTAACTAGCGTCGAAAACCAAGGTTTAGTTTCTGATCCAGCTAATTCCACGATTGGACGCATGGGAGCGTTCACTTTTGCTGCGTTTGGCAACCCAGATTCTTCCGGTGTTGGTGAAAACGGGCGTCAAAGTTTTGTCCGTAAAGAGATCCTGCCTAACGATCGTTTTGTTCGCTTAAGGTATAACTGTGTCAAACTGCGCCTGCCTGACAATCATTATGCTCGCTCAACGGGGCAACAGTACCTCTGGAGCGTTGACACTATTGACGTAGAAAGCAGTTCTCCCGGTTTCAACTCGTTTGAAACTTTCATTGTTAAGCGAGGTGCAGGCAGCACCGGTGAAGGCACTAGCACTTCAAGCTACCCAAGCAGCAATCCATGGGCGGTAAATCGTTCTGAGCCAGGCAATTTACTGTATTCCGGCTTTTTGCTGCGCGTCAATGGCGTTCAAAGTTCTGTTGATGTTCGGGGCCGCTCTCAAGGTTATCGATTTGCGGTTTTTGGCAATCCTGAAAACCGCAACGATAACGATCGCCAAGTCGTGGATCGTGTGCTTGTTTCGTCTTCAGGCAAGCAAATTAAAATTCAGATGGAGGCTTACATCTATCGCGATTACAGCCATTGGTCGGGTCTAACTAAGTTTTGGTCAACACCGGAAATTCGTGTCAAAGAAAGCGGCACAGACGTCGGCTGGAGCGCCGGTGAAACTTTTGATGATGAAGTCAGTGTAACGCTTGATAATTATGTGGCCTATGGATATAGCAGGGTTGGAGCTAGGTATCAAGTTTTATCAATGGGCGAAAGTATTATTCTCACTGAATTTGAAGCGTATGGCCGCAAATTTGAAGAACAGACACAGTATGCAGAGCTTACGCACTACACGGGCCAAGTTACTAAATCATGCGAATCAGATCCTGAACATCGTATTGTTTATGTCAATGAATTTGTTGAAAATGAGCAGCCAGTTGACTACCAAAAATTGACCACTGCAGGTCTAGTGCTTCGAGCAAGCCGTGAGTTTTCACGCCTAGACCAAGTACGTGTGTGGCTACCGCGTGGTGTTCAAGTTCGCCGGTTGCATCCCGACACAAGCACTTATCAAGACGTTAGTGCTTCTGAAACTCCTACGGAAGGGCCTAGCAACCTATTTACTGACCTTGTCTATTTCCTGCTGACAAATTTCACGGCGGGCGCTGGGACGGTTTTGAATATGAACGCTAATAATCCTAATTTGATTGACGTCGAGAGTTTTCAGCACGCTTCACGTTTTCTCCGCTCAAACAAGCTCTTCTGCAATGGAGCGATTACAGAAAAAGTAAACTTACGCGATTTTATTAGCAGTAATGCACCCAACTTTCTCTGTAATTTTGTAATCAAAAACGGCAAGTTTGGTTTGGTTCCTG